AAGAATGAAAGACCAAACTTTCAAAGAATGCTTGCTGATGCTAAAGACGGTAAAATTGACATAATTATTGTTAAGTCTGTTTCAAGATTTGCTCGAAATACATTGACGCTCCTAGAGGCAACAAGAGAACTAAAAGAATATGGTGTTGATGTTTATTTTGAAGAACAAAAGATACACACCTTATCTTCTGAAGGTGAGCTTATGCTTTCCTTGCTTGCAGGATTTGCTCAGGAAGAAGCAAGAAGTGTTTCACAGAATATGAGATGGCGTATTAAAAAGGATTTTTCTGAAGGAGTCATCTGGGGTGGAAAACCACATCTTGGATATGATTTGATAGATAAAAAACTAATAATAATTCCTGACGAAGCTGCAATTGTAAAAAGGATATTTAATATGTATCTTTCATCATGTGGAATTCAAAAAATTGTTAATATTCTAAACTTAGAAGGGGTTAAACCTAAGTTATCCAATAAATGGAACAGGTCAACAGTTAGAGGAATATTAACAAATATAAACTACACTGGTGATTTGCTTTTACAAAAAACATATAGAGAAAACTACTTAACAAAGAAAACAATAAGGAATAGTGGTGAGCTAGACCAATACTTAGTCGAGGATGACCATGAAGCTATTGTTGCAAAAGAGGATTTTAAAAAGGTTCAAGAGATTCTTGAAGAAAGGGGTAAGATTCCTAGACAGACTCAATTAAAAGCTTCAAGGAGCGTATTTACATCTAAAATAAAATGTGGATTATGCGGAGCTGCATATCGTCATAAGGTTTGTCCTTATAGAGAAGTTTGGATTTGCAGAACTTATGATAGAGAAGGAAAATCAAAGTGTTCTGCCAAACAAATACCTCAGAAAAAGCTAATTGAAGCAGTAACTAATTCGTTAGGATTAAAACATTTTAATGAAGAATTTTTCAAAGAAGAAGTTGACCATATTGTTTCAATGCCAAATAACATATTAAAAATCATAAAGTACAGTGGTGATGAAATTTTAACAAAATGGGAAGATCCAAAAAGGAGTGATGGTTGGACACCTGAAAAAAGAGAAAAGGCTAGAGTAAAGTCATCACAAAGAATACAAAAGAGAGGAGTAGATGGCAAATGGGAAAAGTAACAATCATACCTTCAAAAATTAATCCATTAACACATCAAACCTTAGATACTAAATCCAAAAGAAGAGTTGCGGCATATGCGCGTGTTTCAACCGATGATGAGATGCAATTAACTTCATATGAAGCGCAAGTTGATTATTATACAAAGCTAATAAAAGCCAATGATGAATGGGAATTTGTCAAAGTATACGCAGATGAAGGAATCACTGGTACAAGTTTGAAAAATAGAAAAGAATTCAATGCAATGATTAAGGATGCGTTGGATGATAAAATTGACCTTATTATTACAAAGTCAGTATCAAGATTTGCCAGAAATACTGTTGACGCCTTAACAACAATAAGGAAATTAAAGGAAAAAAGAAAAGAGATATACTTTGAAAAAGAAAACATCTATACACTAGATTCTAAAGGTGAAGTTTTAGTTACCATAATGAGTTCACTTGCACAGGACGAATCCAGAAACATATCAGAAAACGTCACATGGGGCCAACGAAAGAGATTCTCAGATGGCAAGTACAATCTCGCAAGAAAAAACTTCTTAGGCTATAAAAAGGACCAAGATGGGAACATTATAATTGATGAAAAAGAAGCCTTAGTTGTTAGAAAGATATACCGCTATTTCTTAGATGGAATGACTCCAGGAGGAATAGCTCAAAGCCTAATGGAAGAAGGCGTACCTACTCCAGGCGGTAAGATAAAATGGCTATACTCAACCATTACATCAATTCTTCAAAATGAAAAATATAAAGGCGATGCCTTGCTTCAAAAGAGATTCACAGTAAACTTCCTAGAACATAAAATGAAGAAGAACGAAGGAGAGGTTAACCAGTATTACGTAAAGAAAGGACATCCTGCAATTATTGAACCAGTCATCTGGGATAGAGTACAGCTTGAAATAAAAAGAAGAGAAGGAAATAAGCGTGTTTATAGTGCAAAGGATGCCTTCTCATCAAAGTTAGTATGCGCCGATTGTGGTTCCTATTTTGGTAAAAAGGTATGGCACTCAAACGATCCATACAGAAAAATCATCTGGAGATGCAATCATAAATATGATGGAGATAAGAAGTGCGATACACCAACTCTTGAGGAAGATACAATTAAAAATGCCTTCTTGCTAGCATATAACAACCTTTGTGTTGATAAGGACATCATTATTGAAACCACAAAGGAGCTAGTCGAGTCATTATGCGATTTTGAAGAGCTAGATCAAAAGATAATCAAGGAATCAGAAGACTTGGATATTATTGCTGATAAGGTTCATAAAATGGTGATGGAAAATGCTAATACTGCCCAGGACCAAGAAGAATACCAAAAGCGATATGATTACCTTTCTGGAAAATATAATGAAGGTAAAGATAAATTAAATGCCCTTCAGGAAGAAAGAGCCAGAAGAGCGACACAAAAAGAAATATTGGAATTAAAGATAAATGAACTAGAAGATGCTGATGTTTTAGAAGAATGGAACGAATCCATATTCAAGATGAGCGTTGACGAGATGCTTGTTTCTAAAGATGAGTTAACCTTTAAATTCTATATTGGTGAAGAAATTAAAATTAAATTGTAGTTTATTAACCGCTGAAGTACCAAATCACTTTGGTGGTTTTTTCTTGCAATATGAAAAGAGGCCTAATACAGTGCATTTTATAGCACTTTGTGATATAATAATGGTAAATGTAAACTTTGAACTGACATAATTCCAGGCCTGGCTTGGTAGATTTAATGTACGGAAATACTTTACAATGGTATCAGAATGGAGGTGAACGTATGGAACTATCAGAAAAAATTAGAATAATTAGAAAGGCAAGAGGTTTTTCACAAGAAGGATTAGGTCTTAATTTATCTAAAGTAAATAAAAATGGGATTAGTCGTCAAACTGTTTCAGATTGGGAAAACGGCAATACTGAACCTAAATTAGATAATATTAGAGATCTTGCTAAAGTGCTTGATGTTTCGTTTGATGCATTATTAGATGATAACATTGATTTAAACGATAAGAACGTTTTAAATAGCGTATTAAAACATTTAAGTAGTGAAACAAAAGAAAAAGTTAATAATTCATTTAGATATAGAATCTATGAATACACAGTAACTAAAAAAGATTACATAAAACTTATTGCTTATTTTTCTGCTTTGCTAATTTCTTTGATTATATTAGTTGTTGGCCTATCAATGCTTGATAAAGTAGAATATGCTGGATGGTTAGCCTATGGCGGTGGTTTAGTATTTTTTATGCTTTTATGCATGCTTTCTCTTCCGATATATAATATTAAGAAAATAAAAAAAGGTGGGAGATATTCATCGTTTGGAACTTTAAGCCAGACTCACTTTGTAATTATCGGTTGGTCAGATAATCAATTTGATAGAACAATTTATGTGCCTGTTTCAGCAATTGAAAAAATGGAATTAGGAAAAAATGCCAAAAAGAGACATGGTACAGTTCTTGTTTATTTGAAAGATAGAGCTAAACCTATAGAAACTTCAGATATTATTAATCCAGAAAAACTAATATATGTTTTTGAAAATCTAGATTCATACGTCGCTAATCCTAAAAATGAAAAGGAGTAGTTTTATATGAGTTATTTGTATATTAATTCAATAATGAAAAATCCGTCATTGTGTGATGGAATAGGCTATAGAACAGTCTTATTTCTTCAGGGATGTAACTTGCATTGCAAAGGCTGTCAAAATAAAAGCACTTGGGATATAACTAAGGGAATCAAAATCGAGGTAAAAGAATTAGCTAATCAATTGAGGAATAAGTGCTTTAATAAAGAACTAACAATCACTGGTGGTGAACCTCTGATGCAAGCAGATGCATTAAAAGATTTACTTGAAGAATTGAAAGATTTTGATTTGTGCCTTTATACTGGTCATCTACTGAATGAAGTTCCTCAAGACATATTAAACTATTTAAAATACATTAAGGTAGGACCATTTGTTCAAGAACTTAAAACAACAACAAAACCATTTGTTGGATCAAAGAATCAAGAGTTTATCGAGGTGAAGAACTATGCAAAAACAAAATAAAAACGATAATGCTGCTAATAGAAAAAGTTATGTCGGTAAAGTGTACAACATAGGTGAAAAAAAGATAAAAAATGATATTTTAGATGGTCTTAATCCAGAATGGAAAAAACTTCATAAAGAAGGATACATACATATTCATGATTTAGATGCATATGGATTAACCTATAATTGTTTAACTTTTGATATATTAAAAGCATTTCCATATGATAAGTTTTTCGGACTTACAGAAATAGAAAAGATTATATCCGTCTTTGATTTTATAAAAGAATTAATTGCCAAAATGGGTAATGAACAATCTGGAGGCATGTCGTTTGCTAATTTTGATAATGACTTTGCAACAATATTCTCAAAATTAAATGTTAAATATGAAAACTATAAAGATGTTTTTGCAGCTTCAATACGATCATTAATTCTATTTTGTAATAATATTCATACAAGAATGGGGCAAACTTCTTACTATGTTACTTTTAATATAGGATTAGCTAATAATGATTTTGCACGTTTCTTGGCTTTTACGTTAATAGATGAATTTTATAAAAGCGGTGCACTTGTTTATAAGCCAAATATAGTGTTTAAAGTTCACAGAGGAATAAGCAGATACAAAGATGATAAAAACTTTGATTTATTGGAAAAAGCTTTATTATGTACTGCAAAAAAAATGATACCTACTTATTTACTTTGTGATTGTGAAGCAGATAAAAACACTGATCCATCATTATTATCAATTATGGGATGTAGAACACGTGTTGTTGATGATTTATATGGAATTCAAGGAGCAATAGGAAGAAGTAATATAGATAATATTTCTATAAATTTACCAAGATTAGCACTCGAAGCAATATCTGAATTAACAACAGATGACATTTCTACAAGATATGATTTATTAAAAAGTAAATGGTTAAATGTAGCAGAATTAACAAAGGATATTTTACTAGATAGATTTGAAAAAACTTGTAACAGTGACAAGAGCTTATTTCCAACAAATCTAGAATACAATCTTTGGTGTGAAGACTTTAAGACACATGAATTAAAAGATATTTTTAAACATGGCACTTTGTCAATTGGTTTTATTGGCTTAACAGAAATGATAGAAATTTTAACAGGAAAGAAATTTTGGAAAGACGATGCATCATACGATATCGCACTTGATTTTGTTAAATTTATGCGAGGCTATGTAGATGCTCAAAAGAAAAAATATAACTTGAATTTTTCATTGCTAGCAACAAGCGGTGAATTGATAAGTGGACGTTTTGTTGAAATTGATAAAAAGCTATTTGAGAGCAACGTACTTAATAAAGATTATTATACAAATTCTTTTCATGTGGATGTAGATAGTAAGCTTCCTGCTTATAAGAAAATTCAAATTGAAGGACCTTTCCATATTTATGCGAATGGGGGATGTATTACTTATGTTGAATTAGCAGAAGCTCCGCTTGGAAATGCATCAGGATTAGATGAATTAATTGAAATTGCTACTGAGAGCGGAGTCCACTATCTAGGCTTTAACTTTCCAAAAGACGTATGTGCTGATTGTGGTGTAAGTGGTACCTTCGATATATGTCCAGAATGCGGTAGTCACAATATTACACGTATAAGAAGAGTTAGTGGATATTTGGAAATCCAGGATTTTTTCACCGCTGGAAAAATGAAAGAATCAAAAAATAGAAGGACAAACTAATGATATATTACATTTCAGACACACATCTAGGTGATTTAAGAGTATTTAATAAATGCTCTAGACCTTTTGCTGGCTTAGATGAATTAGAGAGTGAAATTATAAGAAGATGGAATAAAAAGGTAAATAGTGATGATGTTGTTTATGTATTAGGTGATATTGCAGAAGACAACTATATAAAAGCTATTAATATTTATAAGGAATTAAATGGGATTAAACATTTAATTATTGGTAATCATGACTTGAAAATGCAGAAAGAAATAGAAGAATCCTGTGTTTTTGAGACAGTTGAGTTCATGAAACTTATTGATGACAATGGAAGAAAAGTATGTTTATGTCATTATCCACTTATGGACTGGATGGAATTTAGTAGAGGTGGATATCACGTTTATGGACATATTCACAATAAAACTTCAAAAAATGATCCTGCTTACACACAAATAAAAGAATACTACAAAGATAAATTAGCATTTAATGCAGGAGTAGACGTTACAAATTTTGAACCTGTAACACTTGATGAGATGATAAGACTTAAGGAGGTAAACAAAAATGAACCATATATCAATTGAGGGGATGGATGGTGTTGGAAAATCAACAACATGCAAAAAACTAGCAGAAAAACTTGGATATGTTTTTGTTGAAAAACCTCTGCATTATCTATTTGATAATAATGATGAGATTAGAAACTATCAAGAAATAGCAAAAAAAGTAAATAGCAATCCAAACAGGAATTTTACTTCAATGTTTTATGGACTTGGAAGTATTTATATGTATGAACTTTTTAAAGATAAAAACATTGTAACAGATAGACATCTCGCATCAAATTATGCATGGAGTGGTACCGAATACAATAAAGATGTTTATAAATTAGTCGTTTCTAAAATTGGAAAACCTAATATGACTGTTATCTTATATTCACCTACAGATGTTATAGTTAGCAGATTAAAAGGTAGAGATGTTAACGATAAAGATATTAAGAGAGCTAGCAAATCGGAAGATATTTACAATAAAATGATCACTTTTTGTAAAGAATATGAATTTCCGTATATAGTTTTAGATACCTCAAAATTAACTCCCGACGAAGTGGTTGATTGCATATTAAAGGAGTTGAAGAAGCGTGGCTAAACTAAGTGATTTAAGACTAAGTAAAAATATGAAATATACTGCATTGTACGTTGCAATGAGATTCTTTGAACATGAGCCAGATGTTTTTGAAAAAAAGTATTCTGATGGGACTCATATTAGGATTGAATCAAACACACAATCTGTATTTATTAATGAAAAAAAATCATTTGAGTTAGATACTCATGAGAGTTTTGTTAAATTAGAATGTGTTAATAGACTGCTTACGCTAGGCTTCACATTATCGGATTTCAAACTTAATACATCTGAATATGAAATGACATTCAAAGGGTATAATATAAAATTTATTGTTTGGGATGATACTTTTATTGTTGATGAATTAACAGATAAATCAGTATTTTATAAATCTCGTTTAGTAAGTGGCGTTTTGGAGTATAAATGCAAAATAAAAAATGATGATATTTATGATTACGGGCTTTTTGAAAGCAAAGAAACATCCTTAAGAAAGAAAATCCAATGTAATTATGATGCTCCTGATTTTGTCATTGAAGAAAATCGAGTAATGAGATATATTGGCAAATCTAAAAAAGTTATAGTTCCAGAAGGAATAGAAGAATTAGAATCATCATCGTTTTGGGATAATCAATATATCGAAGAGGTTGTTTTACCAAGCACACTAGTAAATATGGGTGGCGACACTTTTTATAATTGTAAGAATTTGAGAAAAATAAACATTCCTTCATCAGTAATTCTAATGGGTAATAATCCGTTTGCTGGATGCCCACTTATTGAAATCGATAACCAATCAGCAGCATATGTGTATGAGAATAAAGCATTGTATACTGCAGATAGAAAAACAATGATCTATTGCTCTATCAAAGGGGATGAAAAAGAATTTATAGTTCCAGAAGGCGTTGTTGTTATATGCAAACATACATTCTTCTTATGTGATAGATTTGAAAAAATAACATTACCATCATCATTAGAAAAAATGGAAAACAACCCATTCTCTGGATGCTCTAAACTTGAATTAATTAATAATTCTAAAGCTTATTTTATTAAAGATGATGTTATTTATAACGGCTTTAAAACTGCAGTCATTGGTACATTAAATAAGATAACAAGTAATAGACTAGAACTTTTAGAAGGAATAAAAACAATTAATAGAAATTCTTTCTGGAATTGTAAAGGAATAAAAACAATCGTGTTTCCTGAATCATTAAACGACATTGGATATAACCCTTTCGTTGGATGTTCAAATATTCATTTTGAATCTCATTCACCTTATTACAAAGTCGTCGATGACGTTTTATACAATAAGGATATGAGTAAATTAGTTTGTTACCCAGCGTGGAAGGCAATAGGAAATATATCAATTCCAGATTCAGTAATAACATTAGAGCGAGGTGCATTTTCTGGCTGTTCGGAGATGACTCGAATAAATTTGCATAATGTAAATATTATTAATAAATCGTGTTTTACTAACTGTACATCACTTGAAGAACTATATTGTAGTGATTTGATTACATATATTGGTGAATGGGCATTTGCATATTGTCAGTCTTTAAAAAATGTATCAGTAAAAGATGGAACGATAATTGATAACAATGCATTTTCTAACTGTCCATCAAAAATAGAAATAAGGAAAATAAATAGTAATTATTTGTTTGAATCAGACAATATTTTTACATTAAGAAGCATGCAAAAAGCCTATAAAAACAAGATTGATTCAATATTGATTGATCCACCATATAATTCGCACATTGATTATATTGGATACAAAGATGGCGATTATGAGGAAGGGTATTATAATTTTATGTTCGAAAGAATTTCTTTATCTTATAATTTGCTATCTGATAAGGGCTTCTTAGTAATTAATATTGATGAAGGTGAAGTTGAAGGACTACAAAAATTATGTGAAAAAATCTTTGCTTCAAAATTGATTAATGTCTATAAATGGAAAAAACTTAATCCTTTCTTTGATGCAAATAGAAACGTTAATCCAAATAAAAAAGTAGTTGAGTGCGAATTTATTATTATTTGCAGAAAAACTGAAAAAGCCATTTTAAATAAAATAATGCAACCATATATTGAGGGGGACACCATTAAGGAAAAAGAAAGTGAAGTTCCTGAAATATTTGATTGTTTTGGTACTACTTCATCAGCAAAGGATGAGATTAACAAATTGTTTGGAAGGAGAGATTATTTTTCAACACCAAAACCTGTAAAACTAATGAAAGAGTTAATAAGAGCAACTACATCTAAAGATTCTATCATCATGGATTATTTTGCAGGCAGTGGGACAGTTGGACATGCTTGCTTAGATTTAAATAAAGAAGATGGCGGAAGTAGAAATTTTATTTTAATTAGTAATAAAGAGAGTAATATTTGTGAAGAAGTAACTAATAAGAGATTAAATTTAGCCATAAATGAATTTGGGAATAGTTTTAAATTTATGAGATAGGGAGGGAACCTATATAGTGAAATATTTGTTTTTTGATTTGGAATATGCGTCTTCAAAAGGCGGAATTAGTAAAATATGTGAGTTTGGATATGTAATTACTAATGAAAATTTTGAAACTATAAAAAAAGGCAATTTCATCATTGATCCGTATATTAATAGAAAAGACTGGGATTGGAGAGTCGTAAAAAAGATTTTAACTAGAAGTATATCTGAATATGAAAAGTCTCCAAGATTTGATGACTATTATTTTGATATTAAGGAAATGATTGAAAATGCAGATTATGTTTTAGGACATTCACTTGATGGCGATGCTAAAGCCTTAAATGATGATTGCAAAAGATATAATTTAGGATGCATTGATTTTACCTTCTATGATATTAAGTTGTTTTATAAATCTTATAATAATTCTAGAAAAGATACGTCAGTAACTAATATGCTTAATGAATTACATATTGAGGGCGACGAAAGAGAACATGATGCTGAAGCAGATGCCTTTAACACAATGCTTGAATTAAAAACAATGCTGTCTGAATTAAATATAAAACTTGATGATCTTATTGAGTTATGTCCAGAAGCAAAAAACAATAATAAAAACTATGAAGTCGAATCTATCATAATTAATCAGCAAATAAGAGAAGAGAAATTTAATCAGGCCCTTAGTGATAGTGGAGATAATAGCTTAAAAAGAGGACATCAAAGTGGAAGATTATTCGTTCAATTCTTAGATAATGTTCAGCCTCAAAGCGGTTATGAAAAGAAACTTCAAAATAAAAAATTCTCCATATCAATTAACTACGAAGAAAACCACTATAGACAAATGCTTAATATTGTTCAGTTGCTTTGTAATTATGGTGCAACGTATGTAATGAAAGCAAGCCAGGCAGATGTTTTTGTTTCTTATGATGTGTTTCAGGAAGATGGAACGCTTAAACCATGTTCAAAAACGAAATTTGTGAATCAGGCAAATGCAGAAGGTGCTTCAATTGAGACTATGAAGTTTGATGATTTCTTAGCTTTACTTGGTATTACTGAAGCAAAACTAGATGAAATGCCAATGGTATCCTTTGATTGCTTATATCGAGAAGATGCAATTATTAAAGATAGAAAAACATTAAAAATGCTAGGAAAAAAGAAAAAAGCTTCCGATGAAAAAGCTGAGGAAACAAGCGGAGTTACATTGGGTGATATGTTTCCAGAATTATTTGCTGAATTATATAAAGATATTGATGAAGATAAATAAAGCAAACGGTTATATTTTATACAGAACGATTTGAAATTCATTCGGAACGATTACAGGTCATTCAGAACGATTTGATTTTCATTCGGAACGATTACAAGGCCATACAGAACGTTTTGTATCAAAATTGTATACCTTTGCCATTAGAGTTAAGTATAGCTGATACGTAAGTGTTGGCTATTTTTTCTTTTCTAGGCATAAATACTGCAAATATTAATGATTTATAGGGTATTT